TCAAGTAGTAGACAAGTACTTGTGTCAAGATAGAAGCACAGGGCAAATTTTTGAAACTCCACAGTTTATGTATATGATGATTGCGGCAACTCTATTTGCTAATTATCCAGCAGAAACACGTATGCACTATGTAAGGAGATACTACGATGCGACCTCACTTTTTAAAGTCAATATCCCAACGCCAGTTATGGCAGGCGTCAGGACCCCTGTCAGGCAGTTTGCAAGTTGCGTTCTTGTTGACTCTGACGATACCCTTGATAGCATCTTTGCCAGCGATATGTCTATTGGACGCTATACGGCGCAAAGAGCAGGAATCGGAATCAACGCAGGACGTATCCGAGGAGTAAACGCAAAGATTAGGGGAGGCGAAGTTGCTCACACTGGCATCATTCCGTTCCTAAAGAAGTTCGAAGCAACAGTACGTTGTTGTACACAGAATGGTGTACGTGGTGGCAGTGCTACAACACACTTCCCGTTTTGGCATCAAGAGATTGAAGACATCCTTGTGCTAAAGAACAACAAAGGCACAGAGGACAACAGAGTACGTAAGCTAGACTATTCAATTCAGCTTAACAAAACAATGTACGAAAGACTACTAACTGGTGGCAATATCACTCTTTTCTCACCACACGATGTGCCAGGCTTATATGAAGCATACTTTGGAGAGCCAGAAGCATTTCAAGAGCTATACGAGAAGTATGAACGTGCAACTAGCATAAAGAAAAAGTCTATTCCCGCTATGGAATTATTTTCTGCGTTGATCAAAGAACGTGCAGAAACAGGACGCATTTATATTATGAATGTTGATCATTGTAATACACACAGCTCATTCAAAGACACAGTATATATGAGTAACTTATGTCAAGAAATTACATTACCAACAAAGCCATTACAGCATATTGACGATGAAGATGGCGAGATTGCACTATGTATTCTTAGTGCTATTAATGTTGGATTGATTAGAGAACTAGACGACTTAGAAGAACTATGTGAACTAGCAGTACGTGCATTAGAAGAAATTATCGACTATCAAAACTATCCAATCAAGGCAGCTGAGATTAGCACCAAAGCAAGACGCTCATTAGGTGTAGGCTACATTGGTCTCGCACACTATCTTGCACGTCAGAAAGTGCAGTACAGCGATCCTAAAGCGTGGAAACTTGTACACAGTTTAACAGAAGCGTTCCAATACTACTTACTTAAAGCCAGCAACAAATTAGCGCAAGAGCGTGGTGCTTGTGAATACTTTAACCGTACTAAATACAGCGACGGAATTCTTCCTATTGATACATATAAGAAGGATATCGATACTGTAGTGGAGAATGACTTAGCGTATGATTGGGAGACTTTACGAGTACAGATTGGGGAACACGGGCTACGGCACAGCACATTGTCCGCACAAATGCCTTCGGAGAGTAGTTCCGTTGTGTCGAACGCTACCAATGGAATCGAACCTCCTAGAGGCTACTTGTCCATTAAGAAGTCCAAAAAAGGGCCTCTTAAGCAGATTGTTCCGCAGTATCAGTCGTTAAAACAGCATTACAGTTTATTATGGGATATGCCAAGCAACGAAGGTTATATCAATGTAGTAGCAGTAATGCAAAAGTTCTTTGATCAAGCGATCAGCGGTAACTGGAGTTATAATCCTACGCACTTTGAAAACAATGAAGTGCCAATGAGTGTAATGATAGGTGACCTACTAAACACTTATAAGTTTGGTTGGAAAACAAGTTATTATCAGAACACATATGATTATAAAACAGATCCAAGTGAGATTGAAGAAGAAAAAGAACAACCGTTAGCAAGAGATGAGTTTAACGGTTCGGATGAAGAATATGATGATTATTGTGAGGCTTGTGCAATTTAATCATTGACAAAAGGGCATTTATAGTGCATACTATACAGAGAGAAACAGAGGAAGTAAGATGGCAAAGACCGTATTCAACAAAGACAAAGTAGACTTTACAAAACAAAATATGTTTTTTGGAGCAGATCAAAACACACAACGTTATGACGTATTTAAATTTCCAGTGTTTGATAAACTAAATCAAACTATGCTAGGTTATTTTTGGCGCCCAGAAGAAGTAAGTCTACAAAAAGACAGAGCAGACTTTGCTAACTTTCGTCCAGAACAAAAACATATTTTTACAAGCAATTTAAAATATCAAACATTACTTGACAGTGTCCAAGGGCGTGGTCCGTGCCTAGCATTTTTGCCGCACGTATCATTACCTGAACTAGAAGGATGTATTGTTACTTGGGACTTCTTTGAAACAATCCATTCACGTAGCTATACACACATTATGAAAAACGTGTATGCTGACCCGTCAGAAGTGTTTGACACTATTTTAGATGACGAAAAGATTATTGCTCGTGCAACAAGTGTAACTAAACATTACGATGCATTTACAGAAGCCGCTGATGCGTACACACATCGCAACAAAGGTAATATGCGTGATGTTAAGAAGAAGTTATATCTTGCTATGCATACTGTAAATATACTTGAAGGTTTACGTTTCTATGTGTCATTTGCTTGCACCTTTGGCTTTGGAGAACTAAAGCTAATGGAAGGTAGTGCTAAGATTATTAGTCTTATCGCTAGGGATGAAGCACAGCATTTGGCACTTAGTACTCACGTATTGAAGTTGTGGGCACAAGGCAAGGACGATCCAGAAATGGCAGAAATTGCAAAAGAATGTAAACAAGAAGTATATGATTTGTGGCGTGAATGTGTTGCAGAAGAAAAAGATTGGGCAGACTACCTGTTCAAAGATGGTTCAATGATTGGTCTTAACAGTACATTGTTACATCAGTATGTAGAATACATTGCTAACCGCAGACTAAAGGCGCTGGGCTTTGATGCAATTTTTGATCAACCAGTAAACACTAACCCGCTACCGTGGACACAGCATTGGCTATCTAGCTCAGGCTTGCAAGTTGCACCGCAGGAGACAGAAGTTGAAAGTTATATCATTGGTGGCATTAAACAGGATGTTGATAAAAACAGCCTAAAAGGATTCAGTTTATGATTACTATATATGGTAAACCATCTTGTCCTTCTTGTACAAAGGCAAAAGCGTTGTGCGAGGCAAGGGACTTTAAATTTGAATACAAACAACTCGATGTTGATTTTACTAGAGAAGAACTGTTTGAAGTTTTTCCTACCGCAAGAACATTCCCACAGATTATTGTAGGTGGAAATAAAGTAGGCGGCTACGAACAAATGATTGAATACATCGACAACACTAATTATAACGGAACAGGATTCACACTATAATGTTATTAGAAACCCCATATAAAAACGGAGATACTATTTCTTTGAAACTAAGTTCAGGAGAAGAAATTCTTGGACGTTTAGATTCAGAAACAGATCAAAATATTACATTGCATAAACCAATGGTTCTTATTGCACAAGAGAAAGGATTAGGACTTGCTCCTTTTATGTTCTCTGTGTCACCTACTGGTAAATTTGTAATGAAGGCTGCATCAGTTCTTTGTGTTGCAAAAACAGAAGATGAGATCAGCAAACAATACACAACACAAACGACTGGCATTGCACTCTAATGCCTGCAGTGTGCAGAGTAGGAGATGCACTAAACACTGGTCACGGGTGTGACGGAACAACTACAATTGATAGTTCTAACACAGACGGTACAGTACACGCCAATAACATTGATGTTATTGTAATTGGTGCTCCTACAGTATCACACGACATACCAAGCGGCGACGATTGTGTTTCTCACACAGATGTAACTAAAGCAGGATCGCCTAATGTTTTCATTAACAGCATTGCAGTTACAAGAATAAACGATGCAGTTGATGCTGGCAAAATGACAGGTGGTAGTCCTAACGTATTTGCGAATGGTGCCTAATGAGCGGTCAGCGAAGATGGTTAAAAATGTGGGCAAGAACAGTTGGAATGCCCGTAGGAATAACAGACGACGACAAACCAGAGTTTCTTCCTATATCACAAGATGATGTAAAGAAAGCACTTTGGTTTAGAACATTTTGGATTGTATTGCATATAATAACTTGTTTTAGTATTATTGCAGGCAACGGAAGAAACTTAGGCTTTTGGTAATGAATGTAGAACAAGGCGATAAAGCAGTAATAGTGTTTAGTGTAAATCCTGCAAACGTAGGACGCATTGTTAACGTGTCAGAATATATTGGCAAGTTTAAAGAAAAAGAACAGTTTTACTTTCGAGGAATGCCTTGTGAAGCACCGGTTGCAGATTACTACTGGTGGATTGAAGCAGAGGACCTAACTATTCAATTAGGCCCGTCACCTAGGGCATACATTGCTGACAGTTGGTTACGAAAAATACCAACTACTAAAAAGAACAAAAAACTACAAAAAGAACTTGACATTCTAGCATAAGAGTGTTATAAATATACTTGTAACGTTGAAGCAATTCAAACGACGAGCTGGACCCGGGGGCGGTACCCGGCAGCTCCACCATAAGCACATTTGCTGAATGTTTTTATGATGGGGCTGAACTAGGATCGACAGGCGGATTAGTAGAAGAGTGGAGTTGCCCGGATGTAAGCTCGGTTAACGCGAACAAACTTAATAATTGCAAACGCAAATTATTCATTAGCAGCCTAGGCTGTTACGAGGTAGTTAGGCCTTGTTACCAAACATAGCATTAGAGAGTGTTGTTTTATAGCAACACTCTTTTTTTTATTTGTGGCATATATAGCTAAAACCGCTCTAAAGCATTGCATTTTATATTGAATATGTTATAACTAATACGTGAGCCACAAAAACCCACCCCGCTCACTTAACAAAAATATATAAGGAAGACAAAATGCGTATTCTCGCGATAGCAATGGTTGCCGCAATGGCAGCAACATCAGCAACGGCTGATACACCTGTAATTTCAGGTGCAATAAACTTAGACTTTGCTGAAACAACAGCAGGCAAAACAGCAGGCACAATGGGTGTCGAACTAGATGTAGATGCAGGTTCAATGGCAACAGTAGACCTAGACTTTAAAGCAACAGACGGTAATGCTCTAACACTTGACACTTGGGCAGTAGGCACAACAGTAGCAGGCGTAGGCGTAGTGTTTGGTGATGACAACAACTTAATGCCAGAAACAAATGCAAACGCATCAACAGACGGCACATTGGCAGCACCGGCAATGACTGAATCAGTAGCATTGTCATTTGGTAATGCAAGTGTAGCAGTAGGCTTAACAGACTGGACAACAGATGTAACTGAAGTAAGCAACCTACAAGGTGCATACACAGTAGACGCAGGCATTGCAGACGTAACAGCAAGTGCTGACTACAACCGCGCAAGCGAAAACACTGTACTAGGTGCAGAAGTTGCTGGACTAGACTTAGGTATGGTAACAGCAGGCGGTATGGCAACATACGACTTGGATGCAGAAGCAATGGCTTTTGAAGGTTCACTTGCAGTAAGTGGATTAGAAGCATACATCAACGGTTCAGATACTAACAAACTACAGCACATCGGTGGTGAGTACACAGTAGACGTAGCAGGTGCAGAACTAAGCGCAGGTATTGATTATGATACAGACGCAAAAGATTGGACACCAACAGCAGGTCTATCGTTTAACTTCTAAGTTAAAAACATAACACTAAAATTAGAGCCTCAGGGCTCTTTTTTTATGACTAAATAAAGTTAGCATATAAAGGGCAGGGCAAATGGACAAGCGCGAACAGAAACGCAGAGAACGTGTCGAACGTATTCGCAATTGGTTCAATGTTGACAACATTATAGATGCTTCAGTAGACTTGTTCCTAATATTGTTTGACGTATTAAGTTCTCCGATATTAATTGTAATGCGGTTAGCACGTTTTGTAATAGGAAACTATTTACTAGGCGGCGTTAAAAACAAAATAAAACGAGTAGCACATTGGGTAGAAGACAAACATATAATAGTAAAAATTATAGTATGGCTTCTAATAATATGCGTGGGCATAATTATTCTTACACTTATGTGGCTCTTCGGGCAAGCGTTTGCCGCGGCAGTAATGGAACTATGGGGCGACCAAGCATTAAACTTAGATGAATAAGAGGGAAATAAAATGCAAAAGAATGAATATGATGTAAAAGTTATTAAAGTAGTAGACGGTGATACAGTAGATGTAGATATCGATCTAGGATTTGGAGTAACATTAACAGACGAACGTGTAAGAATTATGGGCATTGACACGCCTGAGTCACGTACAAGGGACAAAGTAGAAGACTTGTTTGGTGAAGCCGCTAAAGCACGTTTGAAAGAACTTATGGAAGACGGTGGTAAACTTATTACTACTGAAGACCGCAAAGGTGAAGATATGAAAGGCAAGTTCGGACGTATCTTAGGAGACTTCAAAGTAGAACGTTTTGAAAATGGTCCAGCTGAACTTGTAACAGATATCCTTATTGAAGAAGGACACGCTGTGGCATACTTTGGCGGAAGCAAAGAAGAAATCCAATTAAAGCACCTAGCAAACAGAACCAAATTATTACGTGAAGGTGTAATTGCACAAGAAGATTACGATGCAGCCGTTAAATTAATGGAAGGCAAGTAGTTTGTCCAAAAAAGGTTGACATTTTTGTAGATTCGTGTATAATGTTACACATACTAAGAAAATTAGTATAATTTTAAATTAACTAATGGAGGCCATAATGGCATTTACAAAAATCAAAACTAACCAAAAAACATTCCTAGAAACGTATCTACGTGGAACAGGTAAAACATTGACAGCGGCAGACGCTAAAGCAAGATTCGGTATTCAACAATTACCAGCAAGAATGAGTGAACTCAAAGCGGCTGGCTTGAACGTGAAAACTGACGTTGCTACAACTGGTAAGACTCGCTATGCGATTACTGCTAGAGATGTAAACGGTTCAAGAGCAAAAATGTTTGCGGCGTAACTAGTTTACCAAAACTGCTTGACAGTTAACTAAACTCCTGCTATACTGTATATACAGTTTAACAATAGCAGGAGTTTTTTTATGACTATGGGACTTGTGAGAGGTATGACTTCTCTTAACACCAAAAAGCGTAAGAAGAAAGCGTTGACGCAAAAAGATATAGAGCGTCATACTATTGAATGGCGTAAGCACAACAAGGCAATGCGTCGAGCAAACAATCATTCACTACAGTACGACACTGTCGATGACTACATTGCATATGTACGAGGCGAGTACAAAGCACCTAAGCGAAAAGCAACAACTTATAAGCCAGACGATAGCTGGCGCAGAGATGAGCCAAGAATTCCTTCTTCAATGGAAGAAGCAATTAAGAACGGTACGTTTAACAAAGGTTGTTCAGGCGGCACTAAGAAAGAGTCTATGAAATACACAGGCGATCTTATTGTTGGCATTGCAACAATGCACAAATCAAATGCAGTTCCGGTAATGCGTGGCACTAACGAAGCCAAAGAAATTGCCGCGATGCGTCGATAGGAGTTTATTATGACAAAGCAAACATTGAAAAGAATCATCACCATTGCGGTATTTTGTTCAGCAGGACTTAGTTTTGCACAAGCAGGACAAGCTAAAGGCTTGTTTACAGCAGAAGAACGTCCAGAGATGTGGTGTCTAGCACAGAACATTTATTTTGAATCACGAAGCAGTAACAGAGCAGACCGAATGGCTGTTGCTGATGTAGTTCTTAATCGTGTACAGGATACACGTTATCCAGATACTATTTGTAAAGTAGTAAACCAAGGCAAGCAACGTCCTAGCTGGAAAGATGAAACTAAAATGGTTATGGTGCGTAACAAATGTCAGTTCAGCTGGTATTGCGATGGCAAAAGTGATTGGCCAAAAGATATGGATTCTTGGGTAGAAGCACAACAGATTGCATACAATATGGTTGTTCATTTTGATGCTCGTGGCATTACAGAAGGCGCAACACACTACCACGCAAAGTATGTTGATCCAAGTTGGGCTCGACACTTTCAACTGATTGGTAGAATTGGCGAACATATCTTTTATCGTCAAGACTAGGTTTACCAAAAAGTATTGACAACTACAACAACTTATAGTATAGTGTAACTATAAATGAAACAAGGCTATGGAGGCTTGATTATGATTAAAGGCAAATTAACGGTGCTACTAGCAGGTGTAGCAATGATTACAATGACAGCGTGTAGTTCAACAAAGACATACGTGGAATCAACATCATACAAAGTGCCCAAGTGGTACGATGACTGTCAACAATATACTACTGACGAATGGTACAAACTGTTCTGGCGTGAAAAGAACTTAGTAGGTTGCGGAGCCGCAACTGATGGCTTTGAAGACTTTTCTAGAAGCACAGCAATTATGAACGCTAAAGCAAAAGTTGCAGACAGAATCAATGGTGTAGTTAGTAGTCAAGCAGATCTAACATATCACAACGAATCTAAAGATAACAAATTGACTCGTTCGAATAAGATCAAACCGTCTACACTAAAAGAGTATGAGATTATTGATTCAATGACGTATCCATACCAAGGTAAATTTGTTACGTTTGTAAAAATTAAAGTTCCAGAGGATCAGATTAATGTTGCAACGACTCAGCTACCTAATTAGTATTCCTTTACTAGGAGTAGTTCTTATAGTTCTTAGTGGATGTTCGAGTACTCCGGCGTTTGTACCTGTAGAAGCATCTATGGACTGTGTCTATAGTAGCGACACACAGTCAAACAACGGTGACATTGATCATAGCAAGCGATCAAAGTGTTCAACTAATCCACTTGAACTTTATGCAACAACTCCGCCTAGTATACAGTGTATGTATTCAGAGCAAGAATTTTTTAACAGCGTTACAGGAGAACGAACCAATGTTAGACAGAAAAGATGCCGTGATCAAATCACTGGGAATTGGTATACTGTTAGCACTCATTAGTGGGTGCTCTAGTACAACTATTAGCACCGCTGATGGCTATCAAAAGCCAACTACTGCAATAGGTGTAGTATACAATATTTTTAAACACGAGTATCACAAGTTAGACAAAGAGTCGTACAACAAACACCAAGCCTGTCTTGCAACATCTTTGTATAATTCCAATTATGGAAATAGATGTGATTGGAGTACAAATACTGCAAGGGGTCAAGTAATGGTTGCTGATATGTATCGTGCAGGAAGTAAGACTTGTAAGACGCTGAGATCATCAATTATTGACACAAACGGTCAGACTTTTACTATGAATCAGAAAGCGTGTGGTTCTGGAAATAACTGGCGTTTTATTAAAGTATAGTGATTAGGTTAAATATAGTACTATGTTTTTAGCAATTTTAACTCTAATCACAGCATTAGCAATTAGTGCTGTAGCAATATATTACTCTGTCGCAGGATTGGTTGCAATCTTTGCGGCGGCCGCAGTTCCCATTATGATTATGGGAGGTGTACTTGAAATAGGTAAACTAGTTACCGCAGTGTGGTTACACAAGTACTGGAGCAAAGCCGCTTGGTGGCTTAGGACCTACTTAGCTACCGCAGTAGTAGTTCTTATGTTTATTACTAGTATGGGTATCTTTGGCTTCCTGTCAAAAGCGCATATTGAACAAACTAGTGCAAGCGAAGAAAGTGTTGCACGTATTGAAACCATCCAGTCAGAAATAGATAGACAGCTAGGTATAGTTGGACGTTCTGAAAATAGAATTCGTGACTTAGAAAATAGTGACACAGGTGCAGATGCAACAATACAGTCGCAGATTGATAAAGAACAAGAACGTATTGACAAAGCATTTGATCGTATTCAACCTGCTATTGAACAACAAAATAAAATTATTACAGATGCCAGAGCAAATGATTCAACACGCACTAAGCCATACGAAGATCAGCTTACAAGTATTACAGCAGAGATCCTACGTTTAGAAACTAGTGCTAAAGAATACGAAACTAAGATTGCAGGACTTAATGCAGACTCAAGTGGAGTTGAACCTTTACTTGCACAAATAGATGCAATTGAAAAAGAAATCATTCGTGTAACCAATCAACT